GCCGATGCCGCCGCTGTTGGCGAGACCGGTCCAGGTGAAGTTGTAGCCAGCCGAGGGCTGCATGAGACCCGCGGACGCCGGGACGTAGGCGAGGAGCATGTCCTTGTCGCCGATCTGGGCGTAGGACGCCGTGGCACCCTCGTCCGCCGAGTTGACGATGCTGCCCATGACGTGCAGCTCGTCGAGACCGAGGACCCGAGCGATCAGGTCGGTGGTCATGGACTCGCTGGTCGTGTACTTGTAGCGCTCGACGATGTCGGTGTGGTTCTTCAGGATCGAGAAGACCGCATAGCTGCACACGCCGACGTTCGGGCGGTAGCCTGTGTTGGTGAGCATCGTGTTGATGCCCGCCTGGACGTCGCCGATCGGGTCCGAACCCGAGGCCGACCAGAGGGTCGACGGGGTGGTGTCGGTGTCCCAGATGCCGGTGCCGAAGTAGTTGGTCGCCCAGTCGCGCTCCTGACGGATCAGCATCTGCTGGGCGAGGAAGCGGGTGGCGTCCTGATCCATGTTGAGCGGCGCGTCAGCGTTCGCTCGGGTCTGGTCGCCGATGTCCTTGTGGAGCGCCCACACGTTCGCCGAGTAGCTGTCGGTCGAGAGGCCGTAGCCCGAACCGGCGGACTCGGTGCCGTCGGCGCGGTACTGGACCTCGTCGCGGAAGAAGTCGGCCTGCGTGTAGGTGAAGAACTTGTCGGACTGCTTCGTCACCGGAACGCTCGGGAACACCTTGCCAGCGACGAAGTGATCCGCCTCCTGCATGTAGGCGACCGAGATGCCGGTGAGGATCGCGTCGACATGGACGTCGGATTGAGTTGGCTGAGGCATCAGCTAGCCCTCCCGTTCGAGATGTTGATGAAGGCGGTCTGGAGCGTGTTGGCGGCTCCGGCCGTGATGGCCTGGCCGCAGGTGTAGACGGTGGTCTCGGTGCCGACGGTGAGCGGCTGTGCCTGCCCGTCCGCCGAGGTGCCGATGACGTCGCCCGCGGCGAGCGTGGCGTCGGCGGACACCTTCGAGAGACCGAAGATGGTGACCTCGGCGCTCTCGCCTGCGGCCGGGGTGTTCTGGAGGACGCCGATCGGGACGTCGGTGACGGCGGAGCAGACGTTGACGGTCGACTCGCTGGCGAGCTTCACGAAGTAGTACTGCTTGCCGGACAGGTCAGCGGCCGCGGTGAGCGTGCCGATGTTGATCTGCGGGGACTCGTATGCCATGAGTCTCAGCCCTTCCCGCCGACGTAGTCAGCGTAGAGGTCGGGACGATCAGCTGCAACGAGCGCGATCGCCTGGTGGAAGTTGGAAGCCTTGCCGTCGGCCACGAGGCCCTTGGCGAGGTTCTGGATGGTGGACAGGGCATCGCTGTCGCCAGCGGCGTCGGTGCCGAGTTCCTTGGTGACGTCCGCCTCGGCGAACGCGATCTGGCAGGCGTCGAAGACCGCGGCCACAGCGTCACGCTGCTCGTCGTCGAGCGAGCGCAGCACCGGGACGAAGTCGTCGGTCATGCCGGGGACCTGATCCCATTCGGCAACCTTGGCGGCGGCCTTCTCGATGTCGGCGGTCTCGGCGAGCGCGTCACGCTCGGCGGCAGCCTTCTCGAAGTGGGCGGTCATGTCGGTGAGGGCCTTCCGCAGATCGCCGAGTTCCTTCGCCAACGCTTCGTCAGCGACCGGGGTGTCGACGACCGGGTCAGCCTCGTGGATGTCTTCCACGGGTTCCTCCTGGTCGGTGATTAGGTCGGCGAACGCGTCGGAGATCGGGTCGTCGGCTTTCATGACGAGCCAGCCTTCAACGAGGGACGCAGGGTGGTCGACCCCGGACACCTCGTCGAGTTCGAGATCTACGAGTTGATGCGCTTGCACGAGTCGAAGTGTAGGTGGCGAGTTTCGACGTGTCAGTAGAGGGCTACGAGACGGGGTTGATCGGCGCAATCCAGCCGTCGGCGAACTGGTAGCGGAACGGGTCGGTGATGGTGCCAGCACCGACCCGCACAGGTGGCTCGCCGATCGTCGGCACGACGCGGGTCTTGCATCGGCAGTTCGGATGGGCGGGCGGGTTGCCTGATCCGCTCGGCCAGAAGAAGTCACCAGCGAGCGGGACCCGCGTGCCGCCGAGGGGGACGCAGATGTTGCAGACGTCGAACGGGCCAGTGATCCATTCTTTCTGCGACTCGGGTGCGACGACGCCCGAATCCATCAGCAGCTGGTTCTGGTACTGGATGCCCGCGTTCTGGGCGTAGGCGATCTCGGTGCGAGCGATCGCTCGGGCGCGTGACCGACGCAGTCGATCCCCGTAGCGCTGCATCGCTCGCTCGGCGACTCGAAGCGCGACGCTCGGTCGTTGACCTGCGGCGATCTGCTCGAACGCGATCGCGTTGCCGTGCTTGATGACCGCGGCGGTGTAGCGGTCGGTGAGTCCTCGAGTGTGGCCGACGTAGCGGGCGGCGAGGTCGGCACCGGTCGGGCGGGTCGGGGAGATGTCGTCGAGGATGGCGTAGATGGTCTGGGCGGTCTGTTGCGGGGTCAGGCCGGTGACGGTGCGGCCGGTCGTGAACGACTGCGACACGGTGAACGAGTCGGTGATGGCGGTCTCGATCGAGGTGCGGACGGTGGTGGTCAGGTCGTCGAGGATCGACTCGGAACGGAACCGGGCGTAGATGCGGCCGGGCGCGTTCGGGTCGGTGCGGTCGAAGGTTCGGAGGTCGGCGTCCCAGATGACCTCGCGTTTCGCCTTGCGGAGTTCCGCGGTCGAGCGCAGCATGACTGGCGACCCCAGGTCGTAGAGGACCCGGTTGACGTCGCGGCGTTGCTGCTCGGCGGCGTCCTGTGCGCCTGACTGGAACGCTGCGAAGATCGGGCGCTGGAGGATGTCGGGGTCGTCGGTGATGAGTTCTGCGATGCGAGCGGTGAGCGTGGCGATCGTGACTCGGTCGTAGATGTAGTCGACGAGCAGGTCGGTCTGGATGGCATCCGCGATCTTCCCGACGGCCGTGGCGACGGTGCGTTCGGACCCGTAGAGCTTGTCGGAGTCGACCGGTCGAAACTCAGGGCGGTGGTTCTTGTAGACCTCGCCGGGATCACGGTCGCCCATGTCGACCCGTACCGTCATGGCGAATAGAACACCGAACCGACAGCGGTGCCGGTGATGACCTCGCAGTAGATCCCGTCGGGACAGTGGACGCCGTTCGGCCCGTACCAGATCGTCCCGGCACCGTTCGAGGAGATGTCCAGCGCGGCGACGTGTTCGCCCGACGTCGACGTGCCGTTGTGCAGGTGGACCTTCACGTTCGCTGCGCCCTCGTCGCACAGCACGATCCCGTAGAGGACCGAGCTGCCGGTGACGATCTGCTGGTTGCCGCCGGTGAACTCGGCGATCGAGGCGGGCGGGTCGATGTACGAGTTGGTCATCAGTCGACCTGCGCTTCCTCGTCGGTCGGGAGTCCGCCGATCTCTCGCAGGTAGTCGTCGAGATTGTCGTCTGGGATGAGCGCGCCCGCGGTGGCGAGGCGGGAGACGTAGTTGGAGATCGTGTCGAGGTCGGGTGCGCGTGGTGCGGTGTAGGCGATCGTCGGAGCGAGGCGCGGGTCGATCCCGTTGATCCGCATCAGGCGAGGCACCGCGTAGCTGTTGAGGACGTCAGCGATCGAGGCGAGGTAGGCGGCGATCGAGTCCTGGAACAGTTCGATCTTCGACACCGAGAGCGCCTGCGCGCCTATGCGGTCGTGACCGACCAGTAGGAAGTCGGCGAGCATCGTCATCGCGATCCGGGTGTCGTAGCGGCTGATGATGACGTTCGTGTCGAACTGGCGGCGACCACCAGTGCTCATGAGCTTGATGTCGTAGGCGAGGTTGCCGGTCTCGTGGTCGTAGGCCAGGGGGAATACGAGACCCTCTTGCTCGTCGCGTCTGATGTTGCGGACGATCTCTTTGATCGCGGTGAGGGCCTGGGTCTCGGCCGATGTGGCGGAGTCGGAGAGGAGCTGGGGTGGCACGAACGCCACAGGCATCCCGGCGAGATCGCGTTCGATGCCGATCGCTTCGATCTCGGCGATGCGCTTCTGGTAGTACCACGAGACGTAGGCCGATCGCAGGATCGAGCGGCCTTGCGGGTTGTTCATGCGGGTCGTGGTGCGGAACAGCAGCGACTTCTCGATCGGGAGGAACACGTTCGTCCCCGCCGAGGGGTCCTGCTGGATCGCGCCCTCGATCCCGCCGTGCGAGTCGAGCTGCCATTCGGTGATGGTGTCCTGTGCCCGGACGGGGAGCTTGCGCCACCCGATCCGGCCGTCGTCGAACTTCGAGGAGGTGCCGTCGTCGGCGAGGCCGTTGCGGCGCTTGTAGACGATCTCGTGGAGCGAGTAGCCGTACACGAGGAACCCGAGGACGGACGAGATGAAGTCCTCCCACGAGGTGCTCATGTCGGACATGCACGACGCGACGAACTCGGCCTCGTCGATGGCGGCCTGGTCGTCGGGGTCCGCGGGCTGCACGGTCCAATCGACCGAGCGGAACAACATCTCGATCGAAGCGAGCGTCGCGCCGATGACGGGATGGTTCTCGGCCATCTCGCGGAAGATCGCCATCCCGCCTCGACCTTGAAGCTGTCGTAGGAAGTCCTCGGTGATCTGTCCCGCGTTCACCGACAGGCCAGCCGAGCCAACCTCAGCGAAGTCGGTCGACGTGACCTTCTGCTTCTTGACCGGCGTGGTCCGGCCGCCCGTCTTGTTCTGCGCCACGATCGGCAGCCTACTCGCTGGTCGGGGTCAGGGATAGATCTGCCTCGACGCGGCGGGCCTTGCCGCCGATCGAGTAGCCGCGGAGCTGGCCCGCTTTGACGAGATCCCAGGCCCATGACTCCCACACGACGCCCATGAACGGGGTCTCGGCTGGGAACTCGACCTTGCGGATGTCTTCGCCTGGGAGCGAGAGCGATGTCTGGATCGGCATCGGCCAGGTCAGGATCTCGACCATCTCGCCCGCGGCTTTGTCGGAGTGCTGGAGGAAGATGGTGCGGTCGCCGGAGCGGACCCAGTCCCAGATCGCCTTCTGGAGTGTGGCGGCGTCGATGAACTCGCCGTGGCCGTCGAGGCGGCCGGGGACGTACACCGGGCCGAGGGTGTAGCGCTCCTCGGCTTTGGCGAACGGGACGACGGCGTGGAGCGCTGCGAGCTTCTCGGTGGTGTCGCCGGTCGTGTACGGCGGAGCGAACCCGAGCGCTTCGAGGCGGTCCTCGATGACGCTGCGAGCGAGGTCGAGCATCATGTCGCCGCTCGACTTGTGAGTGAGTTGGTGGGCGGCGATGAGCTGCTCAGGTGTGAGACCATCGAGCGATCGAGAGAACGACTCGATCTGGGCGAGGCGTTCCTCGGCG